GGCAATACGCTCGGCACGGCCAGTTGCGGCATCAGCCAATCGGGCTTTAAGTTCATCCATTCGAGCCTGGCGAGCAAGCTGAGATTCTTCTTGTCTAAACGCCCGATCCTCAAGCCTTGCCGCTTTAGCCTCAGCCATTGCCGGCTGATTAGCCAAGCCAGTAAAGCCAAACTGCTGCAGCATTGGATCACGCGCGCCCATAGCCGCAGCGTATGCCGCCGTAGGATCAGCCGCCTGTTCAGGCGCAACCGGCCCTTGCTGGTCTGCTGGCAAGGTAATAGCAGGCGTTGGGCGTAGCAACTCGGCAACCTTCTGACGCTCGGCTTGCGTCTGAGCCTGACGCCCTTCATACAGCGCCTTGGCCTCCTCGTCGGCCTGTCGCACTCCCCGAGCGCCCATGTACTGCTGCAAGCCTTTGGCAAGGTACTGTGTAAAGTTTGGCTTTACATAGATGCCGCTGACCATCTGGCCTTGCTCCATCGGCTGCTGGGCCTGCTGCATGAGCTGCTCGGCCATGCGCTGGCGGCGCAAGATGGCCAGTTCTTCGGGGTCTTGCTGTTGGATGAATGGATTGGCCATGATTAAAACCTGAACAAGTTGCCAAAACCACCGGCATTGCCTGCGCCACCCAAGGCTGCACCGCCCAGACCCATCAGACCGCCCATCAAATTGCCAGACGCTTGTTGCTGTGCGTTGTAGTTACCAAGCGCCGCCTGATACTGGTTCTGAGCTGCCTGAGAGTAGTTAGCACCCCCAGGCGTGGCCCCAAACTGAGGCGTGGTGACTTGCGAGCCGCTACGTAGGGCGTTGAGGTTGTTGATGTCGCGGGTGTTGAAGTAATTTTGCTCTTGCAGCCCTTGCTGACGCCTAGCCATAGCTTGCTGGTACGTCTGGCCTTGCTGCTGCATCCCGAGGTTGATGCCTTGGAGAGCGGCTTGCTGATACAGATCGTTTTCGCGCTGGTTCTGGTCGCGCAAAGCGTTGTTGTAGGCTTCCGTGCCTCGAGCCAACCCCTGATTGCTCAGTTGCGTCTCAAGCCCGCTGCGCTGTTGTTGCAGCGTTGGCTGCAAGCGATTCAGAATGGCTTGCGTGGCCGTGTTCGTGGCCATGTTGGGATCGTAGGCGCTGCCCATGGCAGACAAGTTCTGGTCATCAAAGCCACGCGCTTGCTGCGCTGCAACACGGGCAGCAGCTTGATCTTGCAAGTTGCCCAACGCCATGCTGGTTCTGTTTTGCTGATCCAGCAACGCTTGTTGCTCAGGCGAGAGCGTCAGCGTCTGACCGTACATTGGCTGACCGCCAATCGTTTTGCCGGTCTTGGGGTTGGTGATGCCGCCTTGAGTGCCCACTTGACTGTACGTCAGCGAGCCATAGGGCGTATATTGATTGACCCGATTGCCTGCGGCAGTTGCTTCTGCTGCGGCCGTGTAATCAGGTGCCTTTGGCGCTTTGCTCTTTTTTCCCATATTTCTCTCCTAAAAAGCGGCAATCGTCTTTAAACATCACATAGACAATCGCGTCAGCTTCTGGAAAGTAATTTCTCAGGATCGCTTCGCGCCGAAAGCCAAGGTGCTCGTTGAGCTTCTGGGCCTTCAAGTTGGTAGAGTAGATTATACCACTCAGCCTTTTGACGCCCAACTGTTTAAACGGGTAATCGAAAATTGTCCAGTACCATTTCATTGGTACATAGCCATCTACACGGCTGTGAATCTGGATGTTGGCCTCGTTGTAGTCGTTGTACAGAACGCCTGCGATCAGCTTGCCGTTGCGCTCCCAGCCGATAGTGGCATCACCTGGCTTGTAGTCGCACCCAGACTTCTCGGCCACCCACGGGCCAACGATGTCGGGGTCAAGCACAAGACTCACAGGATTGCGCCCACTTCAAAGACCACATCGGTGGCAACCCAGCGAAGATCAATGCCAGAGGCAGCGCATTGAATTTGCGGTGCGCCGTAGTAGCCCACGCCAATAGCGCCCTGCCAAGGCTGTAGTACATTTAACTCGCCGCCCCAAACGCCGGTGTCCCACAACGATGTGTCCCACACGCCGTAAGCGGTCGGTGAAAAGCTCAACGACGCCGCAGACAGATCAAGGCTAAAGTCCAGATTGATCGTGCCCAGCACCGCAGGTGATCCGTTTGTGCGGAAGATCGGGCGCATCATCGTAAAACGCTTGAGCAGGCCATTTGAGCCATAGCCAGAAAACGCTTGTAGCGCCTTGCCGTTGATGTTCGTGCCGTTGTCGGTCAGACCTTGATAGGCAAGGCCAACATAGCCATTGCCGCCAAAAAATGGCAAGTCGTCGAACAACTCCCAGCAGTTGGCTTGCCAGCCTGTGAACTGCGCCCAGTTCTTTGTGATGGTGTTCATCACATACTGTTGCTGATCCTGCCCTTCGGACACGGGCACGTTCAGGTACAACTGGTTCTCGCGGGCGAGGTACATCAGTTGCCAACCAAAGTTGTCGCCGTAGATGTTGATGGCCGAACTGACAGCGTACTGAATCTTTTCAGTCAGAGCAACACGGGGATTGACCCGGCTGGATTGCAAGGCACCTGCTAGCGGAACCAGACCATCCTGGCTGATGTACAGCAGATCGCCCGCCAGTTTGTACAGGCAACGCTCGCCGACAGGGTGGCCAAGCTGCCACACGCCCCGCAGGCTAAAGGTGGTCAAGCTGCTGGGGTCTGTGCCCTGATAGATGATGATCTCACCCATCGAGGTCACGGCCACATAGTAGTCATCAACGCCGTCACCTGCGTCAAGCGACCATGTGTAGTGGCACACAATGTAGCCGCCCAACTGGGCCACGGCAGACATATCAATCTTGTTCGCCGCACCACCAATGCTGTCAGTCGGCAAGTACCAAACGACAAGCGTTGAGTCTTGGATAAACCACAGACGGTTTTTGAAGGTAATCGGGTTGTTGAGTGTGGTTGTGGTCACGCCTGTTATTGCCGGCGTGGACACGGCATCAATGGCCGTCCATGTCGTGCCGTTGTACAAGTAAGGCTTGTTCACGCCGTTGGCAACGTACATGAAGTTGCCGCCAGTTGTGCTGATGTTGACGTACTGCCAACGGCTGTTTGATGTGCCCGTAACTACCGCTGCGCCGACTGCGCCGGTGGCTGTGACGTCGTAAAACGAGCCACCTGCGGCTGCAAACAGCTTGTTTGTTGTTGAGCCTGCGTAGACGAACAGACTCTCAACCTGGCCCGAGATGCCCGTGGCCCACTCTGTGTAACCTTTGCGTAGCGTGACCTCGGTGGTCAGCGGAAACCAGTTCAGCATGATAACCGCATCGGCTGGCGGCATATCAGCCAGCGAGTCGCGGGCGTTCCAGCCGCCAACGGGAGCCGTGACCGAGACGGAACGGGATTTGGCGCGGGAGATGAGTGCCATTATTTGGTTCCTAGTGGCTCTCGCCTCATTGATTGATTAATTGTAAAATCAATGTTTCGTCCCTTATTGGGCACAAATCCAAACCGTTTGTAGAAATCCACAAGCCGCGTTTTGTTGCCGCCAAAATCACCAGACGGGCTTAAAGCCAAACGAGCGTTGTCTGCGTCAGCGGCTTTTGTCAACTGACCCATGAACAAAGTGCCAAGTCCTTCTTGGCGCAACTCTTTGGGAACTACTAACCTATCAAGCGTAGCCAAGTTCCCTTTTTGAGAAAGGTCAAACTCCACACTTGGAAATGCTGACCGCAGAGCGTCAATGTCAATCGCCCCAGTTTGCGAATTCAACATTCGTGGTGCTGCCAAGTTCTCACCCGCTTGCAGCAATCCTTTGGCAATCTGTGCTGCTTTGGCAGAGGCAACAATCGGCGCAACGCCGCCAACAGATTCGCCAATCAGACCGCTTGCGCCTGGGGCTTCAGCCGTCAATCCCTTTTGACGCATCCAATCTGAGCCACCCATTGGCGCATCCCCAACGGGCACGCCTGCTTTGCGTAGTGCCCAAGCAATGGCATCAACAGGGGCAGAGACGTTAGACGCTGCCGCATTGGACGCGCCTTGCAAGAATGATTTTGCCTCCCGCAACGCCTTCGCCAGTTTGAGATTCTCAGCCATATCTCACCCCTGCCCGTAGATACTGCCGTCTGGGATGTTCTCAAAGCCGATCAGCACGCTGCTCATCTTAGGAGCCATGCTCAAGGTCATTGAGCCGCCATCATTGGCTTTGGCAATGTTGAGCTGCTGATAAAAGTCGCGGTAGTAGGCCGTGCTGTCAAAGCCCTTGACCTCAAAGAATCTGAGCTTGAGGCCCAAGACCATCAGACGATCAGGAAAGATGCAGGTGTCTGTATCGGCTGTGAACGATGACTGCGGCGTGGTCGTTTGATTGACCCAGCCGTTTGAGACGTACTCATAGCCCAGGTACTCGTTGGTCGTGACGTTGGGCCAGATTTGGAAGTTGCCGCCAATGAAGCGATACCGCATCCGTGGGCCGGTGCTGATGTAACTGGACTTCAAGAACTCCCATTGCTGGGCAGTCTCTGGGCCAAGCATCTCCCACCGCTTTGACTTGTCGTAATGCGTGCGGTCAATCTGCCGGTCAAAGTCAGACGGCAGCGGGTAGATGGTCTGGCCAAAATTGAGCGTGGCGCCGATGCTGGTTGCCGACGCTGCCTGAGTGAGCGTAACCTGCGTGCTGCTGTCCACCGACAAAATGTAGGTGTCCTGATTAATGCCCGTGCCGGCCAACATATAGTAGGCTGACAGCCCCGCTGTGTTGGGGATGTTGGTCACAACGGGGCTGTTTTGGGTGACGTCGCCGGTTGTGATGAGGTATTGCGTGGTGAAGCGATAAGGGATGTTCAACGCTTCCCAAGGGTACTCTCTTCGCAACTCATTGCCGACCGAGTTTATCAAGTACAGCATCTGCGTAACTTGAGTGTCGGTGTTCCCAACGACCTGCGTCGGGAGGGTCAGACCCATCTCGGCGCTGGCCTGCTGGATGAGTTGCAAGAGAGTGGATGACATATCAGCTTTCTGTTACGGCCTCATCGACCATTTTGGGCGGTTTGCCCCGTCTTGACGCGTCGCCCTTGTTCATCAGTTCCGACATCTGCTGCTTGAGCGCCTCGATCTCGGTGTCGCGCTTGCGCAACTCGTCGGCCTGGGCATCCACAATGGCCGAATCCTTGGCTCGGGCCAGGTAGTTGCGGGCGCGATCGCGGAAGGCATGATTGCCCATGCCGACAATCATGCCGATCTTGGACAATTGCTCGTCGGATGCGTTGGCGCACTGCTCGACGGTATAAAAGTGGTAATGCTTGAGTTCACGCGTCTGTGCTGCGGTGAGCAGCGGCCAATCGCGCAGCAAGGTCCCAGAGATGTCGTCCTCGCCCATGTCGCGCTTCTCGTTTTGATAATGCGCCCACTGCGTGGGGTATTGCTTCTTGTGGGTGTCGTTGGCAAAGGTGTCGATGATTGTAAATTGATTGCCAGGAATCTCAATACGAACAAAGTCGGCCATATAGTAGATGGGGCGACCTTCTTGCTGCGTTTTAAACTCGTGCAGCATCTCTTTGGAGTAGAACCGAACTGCTGGCAGGATTGAACCGCCAAAATCTGAATCAAGCATTTTCATCCTCAAGTGGTTGAGTTACGAAAAACATCACCGCTGTGTCTTGTGTGTTTTCCCAACGGACGGTGTAACCGAGGGACAAGAAAAGTTCGCGCCACCATTTTGTGTCCTGCACTGTAAGGTGCAACGGATGGCCAATCAATGCGCCCATTATATCAGGGGTCGTCGCAATCTGGAAGAACACTTGCGGCGCTGCGGCCATGATGTTATGGATCACGGTGCTGACCTGCTCAGACGGGATGTGTTCCATCACATCAGTGCAAAAGCCGTAGTCGGCACGATGCGGGATAGGCTGAGTCAAGTCAGCCACGGCAAAGCGCAGCTTATCGCCCAGCTTGGCTCTGACGCGCTCATCCAGGCAGTTGTCTGCAAAGTCCAGCATCAGCACATGGCAATCATGCGCATTATGTATGCGCATCGCACCGCGCCCTGTGCCTGCGCCAAAGTCAATGACGGTGCTGGATGCGGTGGGCAGCGTAGCAAGGCAGAACAAGTCGGCCACGCCTTCGCCTGGCGCTGCGTTGCGGTAGGCGTCAATTGACCACATGACCTTGTACTTGTCTTGCTCGTCTATCGGATCAGGCGCAATGGCCGCGGCCTTGCTTGTCCACGGCAGCAGGCCGTCGCCTCGAATGGTGATCGTGCAGCCAAGGTCAATGAGGCTATCTGAGAGCTGCGGGAACAGCTCGGCTTGCTTGGCCATAGCCAAGGTGGTCTGAAACTCTTTGCCAGCGACTGTGGCCACGCAATCAACGCGCTGCGGGTCGTTTTGGCTGTAGGCGTGGCAATGACCGTCGCGGTAGCTTGAATCGTAGCCATACAGGTGCAGCGAGCGATAGCCCATCGCATAGGCCACAACCATCCCAGACAGGCCCACAGTCGTGCCACCGCCAATCAACGTGTGCGCGGGTGGATTGGCGGGCAGGCAAGTGTCAAAGCGTGTCATGTCCTGCGGGTACTCTTGATGCCACAGCATGGCATCAGGGCAGGCGTCAAACAAGCTCGGGTGGCATTGGCTGGCCAGCAGGTATCGCTTGGCATAGCCAAGCATGGACAGGTTGATCTCGCGAGCGTCTACGATGACGCAGTAATCGGCCTCAATGTCGTGTTGGGCAAGCCATCGCGCTGCGCCATTGAGCGCAAAGATGGTCTGACCGTGCTGCTTGCGGGCGCGGATCTCGTCAACCCAATCGGCCACGCTCGGGCCACCGCCAACAATGACGGCAAAGCCGTCGTGAGCATCAGCGGAAAAAAGCCAGTCATTAGATCGGTGGCTGTTGAACTTGATTTGTTCAAACAATATGTCGTCGGATGTATTGCAAGTGGTTTCAATGTTCATTGCTGTAGGCAGTCAGATTGAAAATGCCCCCAAAGCTGTAAGCCTGGGGGCATCTAGTGCAAGCGCGAGAACCGATTAGGTCACACGGCCTTGCAAGTGAGGACGGTTCAGAATGACCTGCACCGTGGTCGTTGCCGAAGCAACTGATGCAGTATTGGCCGTGCGTGCGCCAAGAATCTGCTTGCCAGAAGAGTTGACGCCCACCTTGCCGGTCGAGCTGACGGCAATGGCCACATTGGCAGCCAGAACAACAGCAGACTTGGCAACAATAGCCACGCCTTCAATCTGGTACCAAGACCAGTTAGAAGACGAGGTATTTGCGGTCATCGAGATGGCCACAGGCGAGCCAAGGTTAGCCGTGACAGGGCAAAGCGTCGTGGTGTAGCTTGTGGTGTTGAAAATCACCAGCGAGCCAACAGCCGTTGAAGCAACGCCCTTGAGCAAGATGAACTCGCCCATGCCGTAGACAGGATCAAAAGCCTTTACGATCTGGCCGGGGACGGCTGGAGGGCTTGGGATGGTGGTCGTTGTACCTGCCGAGACTGCGGTAGCAGTCAGGGTGCCGGTATCAATGACGCCAATAGGCGTAAAGCCTGCTTCGTGGTCGGTAATGGTATATGCCATGGTATTTGCTCCTTTAAGCGATCAGAACGCCTTGGAACTGAGCGCCCGAGCAGGTCATATTGCCAGCCCAGCCGATCAGTTTCACGATTGCGTCTTGGTTGACAGCTTGGCGCTCGCCACCGATTGGCACAAAGTTCCGATCCTTGTGGGGACGGAAGCAGATGTACTTGGTGTTCAAGAACCACAT